ATTACTTGGTCATCAGGAACGATAACATACGGAACATCGAAGACCGGAAACACTACTCCCTTTTTCAACATCAGTTCAAATGAAATACCATTCGCCCGTTCAAAGAATGCATCCTTTGCTTGTCGCCTTTTTATCTTTAACTCACATTCGAAGTTTCTGAAGATCGGGTTTTCTGTCAGGTCAACGTAATATTCAAGTGATATTCCCGAAGCCATTTCAACACGGTACGGGATGCCTTCAAATAAACCTACCGATTGAATATGATTCCGCACAATGTCGTATGATTCCCGTGGCAATATAATCGAATCAACGTTAATAGATAACACCTCTGGATTATCGGAAAAGTCCGATATGACTCCGATCTCCGTTCTGTTTCGTGGGGATATTTCAATATCGTTTAGAAAGTGCCTCATGATCTTATCCTATATCTGTTATATACTACCGTATTTCCTTGCTTTGAACTCTTTACTATGTTCATTACTGACTGCGTTATTTCGCCCAATTCGATGTTCGTTTCAGGCTTATTCCGGATCGTGTTGTTTAATTCATCAATCTTTCCTGCAAGGATAGCCGTTTCATAAGCCGAACCAAGTTGTGAATCCGAACGAAGTACTTTACCATTTTGGTATTCCATAGCCAACTTTGCAAGTGCCTCATTGCTCATGCTTCCAATCTGGTCATTAAGTGACTTAGGAATAACCCTTTCATTCGGGTGCAGGATAGCGTGGAAACCACCTTTCCCGTCAACACCGTTTCCATTCTTACCCGTGTCTTCAGTTCCATCGTAAAAGGTAGGTAGTGATTGGATGAACTGCTGTAATAGTGTTGCATCTTTGATGGTTTCAAGTAATGGGTTTTCGGATCCTGAAGCAACCTTTGCATTATAGGTTGAATAAACCGCTTCCGCTAATTTGATCCGTTGCTGTCGCTTCAACTCACGTTCTTTCTTCATGTTCGCCTCATCGATAATCCTTTGCTGTTCTGCAAGTGATTCCTTTGCATCGATATTTCCCTGCGCTGCAAGTTGTTTATAGTAGTCGAATTGGCTTTCAGCGGCTGCCTTTTCCTTATCAATCTGGGCAATCTTTCTGTTTGATTGTTCGATGAAATAATCAGCGACTACAGATGCCCATTTGTTACGGTCTTCCAATTGCTTTTTAAGCTCTTCAGCCGTTTTATCTGTTATGCCTTTTTCCGTTTCAAGTGTCTTTGCTGCATAGTCCTCCTGAGCCGTTTCCAGATCCTTGTAAATCGTTTCTTTCTTTTCCTTGTATTCCTTATCTAACTTGTCAACCTCATGATTATAATGTGCCTGAGCATTCAAAACCTCTTGTTGATTTGTTGCACTTTCAATTGATTCTAAATATTGCCTTTCTAAAATGGCTTTTCTTAGTTCATATTCACGTTCGATAAGTTGATCAATTAGACTTACCGAATATTGACCGGATTGAGCAATGCCGTCTAACTGAGCCTGAACCGCTGAACTAATATTTTCTCCTGCTTCATAAAGACCGATTTCATCCGTCAATGCCTGAGTTTCCTGCATGAGTGAAATGGTACGTTCAATCTGATCGTTCGCATTCTTCATGGATTTGGCTTGTTCCTTTATTTTAGGAATCTTTGCATTTATTTTATCTGTGTTATCTTCATGAGCTACAGAGTTAATTTCCACCTCATTATTGTAGTCTTTCAATGTTTCATCGACTGCTTCAATTGCTTTATTGTATTCCGTAACTCTGGCTCCTGCTGCTTGTATTTTTGCATTCATTATATCATATGCATCAGCCAATCTTTCTCCTGCTGTCCATGATGTTGTCCCGGTTGCTGAAATCAATTCATTGATTCGCTCTTGTTGTTGTGCCGTTCTGTCGCCATAACGTATTTCAGACAATGTTTTTAATTCTTCTTTTTCTTTTCTGTATTGTCTTAACCTTTCAGCAGCGGCATCTCTGTATTGCCTTACTTGGTCTTTTGTATTCTTAACATCTGATTGCCTTAATTTAGCAAATTCGTTTTCTATTCGTTCCCTTTCTTTATCTGTTTTTGCTTTGGCTAATGCAAGTTGAAGATCTCTTTCTCTTTGCTTTAATTGCTTGTCAAGTGCATCCGTTTCTTTTGTGATATTTTTCAATGAATCGTCAGTTGCTCTGCTCTTGTATTTTTCAAGTCTTTCCTGCTGTTCTCTTGCCCTTGCTGCTCCAGATGCAACATCATAAAATGCCATTGCCAATTCAATTACGGCTCCAATAATAGCAACCCACGGTATAGATGTCATGGATTTTCCTGCATCCTTAATTCCGTCACCCATTTCCTTAACTCCTGCTCCTGCTTTCTTTCCTGATTTCCATACATCCATCATTTTGGATGCCATGTCCTTCAATCCACCACTTGCAATGAAATTATAAGCCTGAACCGTTTTCAAGGTAGTTTGATATATTAACCAAGCACCAACGGCTTTCATTACATACCCTACAATTGTTCCTAAATTCTGAGCAATAAATGAAAGACCTTCAACCAACATTCTCGATGTGCCTTCGCCACTACTTAACTGAAGAATCAAAGCGTTCCAGCTTTCCTTCAATTCATTAAATGCAAAGGATAGTGTTTTAGTACGATCTTCAGCTTGTTTTGATGCCGTGCCTTGTGTGTGCATCTGTGCTGTTAACTCTTCAATCCTTCCGGTGTTATTGATTAGGTTAGTAGCAGCAACTGCATTTTCCGTTCCGAATACCTTAACAAGCGCAGCATTGTCCTTTAATAGTGGCTTTAATGCATCCAATCGTTTGGAAAATGGTTTCGATGTATCCGACAAATCTGCCATTGAAATACCTAATGCTTCTAATCTATCTTTTGCCTCTTTTGGTAGTGCATCTGGAGCCGATAGTTTCAACATTACATTACGCAATGCCGTTCCTGCTTCTGCTCCTTTCAGTCCCTTTTCCGCTAATGCTTCAATCAGTCCCGTTGATTCTTCCAACGATACATTTGCTGTATTTGCAACAGCTCCAAATTTCAAAAGCGCCTCTGTTACTTGTGGTATTTCAGCGGATCCAAATAATGCACCATTTGCTAATGAATCGATGAAACGTGCAGCCTCTTCCGCTGGTGCGCCAAACTGATTCATCGCATCGGTCAACGCTGTTGCTGCTTCAGGCAATGTCATCCCGGAGGCTTGGCTCAAAGTAATAGCAGACTGAGTGACCGAATCCAATGCTTCAGCATTTGCCAACAATTCAGGTTTTGCGGAACCGATTAATTTATATGCTTCTATCACCTCAGATGCACCGCCTTGAACTGATTTACCCAATTCGGCTGCTTGTGCTTTAAAGAATTCAAGATCCTTTCCAGATGCACCCGTAATGGCTACAAGATCCGCAATCTTTTGATCAAATTCTACAATGGTTTGTCCTGCGCTTGTAACAACAGAACCAATACCAAATGCAAGTCCTAACTCACCAAGACCGGACCGCAGTTTGTTGATTGCACCGTTATAATTACCAACGTTTCTAAAGTTGTCACCAACCGTTGAATCAATCTTTTTGAGTGCTTGGTCACCCTTTTGAGCAGCAGCCGTGACATTTTTATACTCACTTGCAAGTTGTCGATATTCCTTTGAATTCTTTTTTCCTGCATTTTCAAGTACCAACATCTGAGCCGCCAATTCCTTCGATTGGTTTTTAAGATCACGCGTGTTTGCAGCAAGTTGTTTATAAGCAGATTCCTGATCCTTTTGCGCTTTCAATGCCTTCTCTTTTGCCTTTGCCTCCTTTTCCGCTTCAGCATTAAGTGCTTTTTTTGTCTTGAGTTCTTCGTTTTCCGCTTGTGCTACCATTTTACGAAGAGATGCTTCCTGCTTTTCAAGTTCAATCTTTTCCCTTTGCAGTTGATTCGCTTCATTAGTGAACTTGTTGAACTCCTGAATGCCCTTTGAGCTGTCAGTCTTGGCTCCTTTGATTCCGGATTTGGTCAGTTTAGCCATTTCGATCAACTCCGAATTCATTGCCTGAAGTTTCGCAATGGTTTCTTCAGCTGATTGCTTTATCGATGCGAATACATCCCCTTCAAAAAGGTCATTACTGCTTATTTTCTTTGCCATTCTTTACTTATTTGCTTTATTATATTCGCCCAAAAGCGTAAAATATTCCCGTGCCGTAATCGTTTTACTATTAATCCATGTACCTAACCATTTGGATATGTACACAAGTGCCTGGTTTATGCTTATTCCGTTACCAGCATTCGCCAAAATGCCCGATAATTTCTGTATTTCAATCTCTATTTCAGTCAGTTTGAACCGATCACCCGTGATAACGTAGTCCAATTCAAGCAATGCTTTCTTTTTCATGGCATCCATTACCTTTTTCTGTACCGCTCCCAGACCAAACTCACCTATGTACTCATCAAATATCATTTCCCACACCAATGCATCATGTTCATCCGTGCCATTTTCAGCCTTTCTAACGAACTTTATTTCACCATCCATACATTTCACCCAATTATCTAACGGAAGGTCATCTAATCCCTTGTAGTAATCTGTATAGTTCACGGTTATATCGTTCTTTGAGTTCTTCGATAAGTTTCGCCTTACTTTCTTCATTAAGTCCAATAATGCCAATACCATACTCATTGAATAAATCTGTCGTTTCTCCGCTTTCATCTGTCTTAATTGCGTCTGCATCAATTTCAATTGCGTTACCCATTACTCGTATTATCATGGAATCATAGAAATCACCCGTGTCATATAGGGTGTATGGGGTTCCTGCTGTCTTTTCCGGATTGATCCATTCGGTAAAGTCTGAATAAAGTCCGATCACCTCGTTATCTTCGTCAACACCTTCAGCATATAGCTGATCCCAGCGTATATAATCCAGAATGATCGTTTGCAGTTCTTTGTCACCGAATACCTTTCGCCACAAATACTCTGTTCCGACCGTGCGAGATCGATTTAAAAGCATTCCCAACTCTGTACCCATGATATCCATAAAACAAAGGTAAAAAAAAGAGGGGTGCGATTTAATCAACACCCCCCATTTCTTCTTACTACAGAAAAACTTACTTTTTTGGTTTGCGTTTAGCCTTGCCATTTACCGATTCCCACGCTGCCTTGACAACGTTTTGCGGAATATTACTGAACGTTTCATATGCTTCCGATAGTTTCACCTCCGAAAGGATTTGATAATTCAATGAATACCGCCCGATCTGTACAAAAGCCATTACGCAGCAGTGAATGAAGTTGAACCAACGTAGCCATCTTTATCAACTGAGATAACGATATCGTCACCCGTTGTTGATCCAGAGAATGCAAAGGTATATGTTCCATCAGGACCTTCAAGAACTGAAGTGAACGTTCCTGCAACACCGTTGATAGTGATAGCAAAATCAGCTGCAACAGCACCCGTATATTTGATAGCATTCAATGCAGTACCGTAATCCAAAGCAAGGTCAGAAACAAGCTGTCCTGCTGTTACTACATTGTTGTTAAAGTTCACATCAAGCAATCCGTTAAGATCGTTGAAGTCAACCCCTGCCTCAGATGCCGTGATCATGTACATTGTACCTTCGTCAAATAGACGATCGAAGTCAAACGCAACCATGATCTTTGACGTTGTCGAATCCGTTGCGAACATGTACTTAGGATCGAACGATGGATTGTCTACCGGGATTGGATAAAGCGCATCATTCACCTTTGAACCTAC